CCCCTGAAAACAGTAGGAAAGACGCAGCTACGGCTAAAATTATGCGTCAGGCAGGACTTCCTGTAAAATCAGAGAGAGATGCCTCCGACATTGAACCGGAGATATTAGAGCAATTAGACGCTATAATGGGCCGTTCTTCGGAGGAATAATAGATGGCTAATGAAATAAAAGGTGTAGGTTCTTTGATGGATAACAATATTCCATCTCAGATTGACCCAGATGACTTAGAGGCGGAGGTGCAGTTAGAGATCATGGATTTTGGTGAGCCCCTAGTACGAAATTCAGACATTGAAGGCTCCCCTGAGATAGAGATTATTCAGGAAGACGACGGCGGAGTCACAATAGATTTTGATCCGCAGGACGAGCGCGGCTCTAGTGATGACTTTTACGCTAACTTAGCAGAAGAGATGCCGGACCGCGAGCTTGCCGCTATTGCGAGCGAGCTTCTAGATCAGTTTGATTCTAACAAAGCCAGCCGTCAGGACTGGGAAGAGACTTACGCCAATGGCCTAGAGTTGCTTGGCTTTAACTACGAGGAGCGTGAGCAACCCTTCCGTGGCGCGTCGGGCGTGACTCACCCACTATTAGCCGAGGCCGCTACACAATTCCAAGCGCAAGCCTTTAACGAGCTTCTACCTGCTACGGGTCCTGTCAAAACAGTTTCCTTGGGTAAGGACACACGTGCTAAGAAAGATCAGGCGCAGCGTGTTCAGACCTTTATGAATTACTACATTACGAATGTAATGGAAGATTACACACCGGATATGGACCAGATGTTGTTTTATCTGCCCTTGGCCGGAAGCACCTTTAAGAAGGTTTATTACGATGAGACTCTGGGCCGTGCGGTAAGTAAGTTTATCCCTGCTGAGAATCTCGTGGTTCCTTATGAGACTTCTGATTTAGATACCTGTCCTAACATTACTCAAGTTGTACGCATGTCGTTGAATGATCTGCGTAAGAAGCAGTATGCCGGTCAGTATTTGGACATAGATGTCTTGCCTTCACAGGGTGAGTTAGGTTCTGTACGTAAAGAAATCAATTATTTGGATGGTTTTGAGCCGTCTAACATTGATTACGATTGCACTCTTTTAGAGGTACATGCTGACTTAGAGATTGAGGGCTACGAAGAATTAGACGATGACGGTGAGCCTATCGGCATTAAGGTTCCTTATCTGGTTACTATTTCCCAAGATAACGGACAGATACTATCTATACGTAGAAACTACCGAGAAGATGACGAGTTAAAGAAAAAGATACAATATTTTGTTCATTACAAGTTCTTGCCCGGATTTGGTTTCTACGGGCTTGGTTTGATCCACACTATCGGTGGGTTGTCTCGCACAGCTACTTCTGCACTACGTCAGCTTATCGATGCCGGTACTCTTTCTAACCTCCCCGCAGGATTCAAGGCCCGCGGCCTACGGATCAGGGATGACGATGAGCCTCTACAGCCCGGTGAGTTTAGGGATGTTGATGCGCCCGGTGGTGCGATCCGAGACAGCTTGATGCCGTTACCGTTTAAGGGACCGGATCAGACGCTGTATCAATTGCTAGGTTTTGTTGTTCAGGCCGGTCAGCGGTTCGCCACTATCACAGATATGAAAGTGGGCGACGGTAATCAGCAGGCGGCTGTTGGAACTACAATAGCGATGCTTGAGCAGGGCTCGCGTGTAATGAGTGCGGTGCATAAGCGTCTGCATTATGCCATGCGGGTTGAGTTTAAGATTCTGGCCCGAGTTATGGGTGAGAGTCTCCCGGCGGAGTACCCCTTTGAGGTTGCAGGTGCTGACGGCACCGTTATGGCTGCGGACTTTGATTCGCGGGTCGATATCATACCGGTAAGCAACCCAAACATATTTAGTCAGGCGCAACGCATTGCTCTTGCTCAGAGTAAGCTACAACTTGCTACTGCGGCACCAGAGCTACATAACTTGCACGAAGTTTACCGTGACATGTATGAAGCGATGGGCGTGACTGATTTAGATCGGATTATGAAGGCTACTCCCGACCCACGGCCCATGGACCCTGCACAAGAGAACATTAACGCTCTTGATATGTTGGAGTTACAGGCTTTTGAAGGTCAGGACCATCAGGCCCACATTATGGCTCACTTGGTATTTGGTAACACGCCTATGGTTGGTCAATTGCCTCCAGTTGCGATAACATTGCAGAAACACGTAATGGAGCATATCCAGATTGCGGCTAAAGAGCAGGCTTCGGTAGCTTACATGCAGAAGGTTATGGGAAACCAAGGCGCGCCCGCTACTCCGGAGGAGATGTTGGAGATGGAGGCCGTGACAGCACAATATATTGCTGAAGGTATGCAACAACTCAAGCAACTGTCTGAGCAGATAGCCACAGGCGGACAAGAGCAAGGTCCTGATCCATTGATTGCACTGAAGCAACAGGAGCTAGAACTTAAAGCTCAGTCTGAACAGGCGGACGCACAGATTGACCAGACCAAGGTCCAACTCGACGCGCAGGCGCTTGAGATGCGTAACCGCCAGTTTGGCGAAAGGATTGAGGCACAAAAAGCGCAGACAACGGCTCGTATTGATGCCGCAAGAGAGCGAGAATTTATTAAACAGCAGGGGAATTAAGATGAAAGGTAAAGTAAGCATTGTAACTAACACTCCAAAGGCGGCTCCAAAGGCCACTACTTACGCTGACATTAAAGGTCAAGGCCGTATTCCGTATGGCAAGACTGCGGACGTAAAGATACCTACTACTATGACTCGCATGACTGCTCGCGGCATGGGTGCCGCTGTTAAGGGCGGCGGGTACATGGGTTGTAACTAAGATGTTTGGCAACATAGGTGCGTTGGTATTCCCAGAGGGCTATGATGACTACACTGATGCCGAAAAACGGGCTTGGTATCTTCAATATTCCTCCGGTAGGACGGGTAGCAACAACCCTGATAATATTTCTCCCACAGTTGGTAACGTAGGTGACGGTCGTACAGGGACTACTTCACAGGTAAGTTCGGGATTAGGCTCTTTATTTGTAGGTCAAGACGGCAAGGCCGTTTACACCGATGACGGTCGATTAGTGGGTAATCAAGGTACTGGCGGGCCCCTGTTCGATTTGGACTCGGACGGAGACGGAGTACCTGACGGCTATTTTTACAACAGCTACTCAGAAAACCAACCAAATAACGCCTTATCTTGGCAACCTGCTACGGATGGTTCGGGACAAGGGGTATTTAATTACACCGATCCTGAAACGGGTGCAGGAACTTTATTAAATCCCGGTCAAAAAATACCGGGTACGGGATATGGCGCAGACGCTAGGTTTGCCCCAGTTGGTCCCGACGGCGAAGATTACGGTTTTTACGACAGTGAAGGTCGTGCGCTTTACGATGAGTTTGGTAGGACAATTGACCCTGAAACGGGCAAACTTTCCAGTGCGAAAATACCGGAATATGCTGATTCCGGTAGTCGCAATATGGATACCAGCAACCTAGACCCACTTAGGCAGTACTCTGCTACTCGCCCCGATAATCCAAGAAACATTAACCCAACATCTCAATATGGTCTTCGTTTTCAAGACCCTAACGCAAAAGACCCTAACGCAAAAGAATCTGTAGTAATTCAACCAGAGCCTTACGTTCCCCCGGTTTATGAGCCCGTTTTCCCCGAGTACGCTACTAAGCCGGGTGGAACACCTATTTCTCCGGTTGCACCACAGGCGAACCCTTTTATGACACAGCCTGTCAACGCAATAGCACCTCCGCCGGTAAGCCCTTTTGCGATTCCGGTAGCACCTCCGGTGCAGGCCAGTCCTTTTCAAGGTGGAATAGGGTCTTTTGTACAACAACCTGTGTCAAACAATTTGTTTGGTGGAGGGTAAAGATGGCTACAGTAAAAGACACGATAGTAAAGCTTGCAGCGCATGAAAAAGAATGCATTATTAGATACGAAAATATAGAAAAGCGTTTAGAGTCGGGAGCCAAAAAGTTTGATAGGCTTGAGTTAATAATGTTTAGCATGTATCCGTTTATTATAAGCGCGATAGCTTTGTTTAAATGGATGCCTGCGTAGGAGTCTTATTAAGGTGTTTGACAGATAATGGCACAAAAAAGACTAGAGAAAGAAAGCAAGTATTCTGAGTTTGACTTAGATAATAATGGCATCGTCACTGACGAGGAGATTTCTCGCCACACGGAGATGGTTGATCAGACTATTAGGGAAGAGAAGGCCGACTCGCAAAGAAAGATGGCGTGGGTCGCTATGATTAGTATGTGCGTCTATGCCCTTCTTCCTATAATGCCTTTCATTCCCGAATCAAGGTTAGCTACCATAGCTTCATTAAGCGACATGTTGTTTTTGAGCCAAGCATCTATAATTGGAATGTTCTTTGGTGCAACAGCTTACATGACAAGAAAGTAATGTTAGCCGAAATAGCGGCAGTTAATGCCGCCTTCCAAGTAATTAAAGGAGCTTTGTCAAACGGGAAAGAACTCTATGACGTTGCAGATCAAGCGACTAAGTTCTTTGATAACAAATCAGCCATAGCTAAAAAAGCTAACAAGTCTGGAAGCGCCGATGAGCTTCAGTGCTTCATGCAGCTTGAGAAGATAAAAGAGCAGGAGGTTTGGCTGAAGGAATTTATGATTTATGCGGGTCGAGCCGACATGCATTCGGATTGGCTAAAGTTTCAATCAGACTGTAAACGCAAGCGAGAAAGGGATGATCGTACACGCATAAGAACCAGAGCAGCAAGATTTGCGATGTTTTGGACAGCCCTGCTATGGGGCGCAGGCGTTTTAGTTGTTCTACCTTTGGGCCTATACTTAGGTTTTAAAATATTTGGAGTTATCTAATGTTGCAAGCACTAATCGGCCCAGTTTCGGGGCTTCTTGACAAGTTTATTGAAGATAAAGATACCAAAAACGCTTTGGCGCATGAAATAGCCACCATGTCCGAGCGCCATGCACAAGAATTAGCCAAGGGCCAACTAGAAGTCAATAAAGTTGAAGCGGCCTCAACGTCTATGTTCGTAGCCGGATGGCGACCGGCTGTGGGGTGGGTGACTGTAATCGGGATGGCCTCCAACTACATTTTGATCCCCATGGGCAACTTCGGATTAGCAGTAGCCGGTAGTGACATAGCCATACCGCTGTTACAGATGTCTGAAATGATGCCGGTGCTTTTAGGTATGCTCGGTCTTGGCGGTATGCGTACCGTGGAGAAGATTCAGAAAGTATCAAGGGAGAAGTAAGGTGAAAACTAGCGGTGAAGGGGTTGCGTTAATAAAGAAGTTTGAAGGATGCAAGCTAGAATCATACCAGTGCAGTGCTGGGGTCTGGACTATAGGTTACGGGCATACGGCCGGAGTTATTTCTGGCGATAAAATAACACAAGAGTCCGCAGAGGACTTGTTAAAGGAGGATTTAAATGAGTTTGAAGAATATGTATTTAAATATATTGACCCAGTTCTGGATCAAAACCAGTTCGACACGCTTGTGGCTTGGACGTTCAATCTCGGTCCAAACAACCTACGGGAAAGCACTTTGCGGACTAGGATTAATTCTGGTGATTTTGCTGATGTTCCTCATCAATTAAAACGATGGAATAAAGCGGGCGGCAATGTCCTAGACGGACTTATTCGTCGAAGAGAAGCGGAAGCCTTACTGTGGTTAGGAAAAGAGTGGTCACATATTTAAAAAGTTGGTAGCCCCGCCTGTATAAGATATGCTAGGATAAACTACTACTTTAACAGACAATATGCGGGCATATAAGAATGGATGAGATACATACCGCGGAAGCAGTATTCCGGATCATCAGGGACAGAAGGCAAGGCATTGTAGATTTAATGATGTACGGCAGTGTTAAGTCGATGGAGCAATATCGTGAGCTTATGGGAAACATGGAATCCCTTAATCACGTGGAACAGGAACTAAAACACCTGCTAGACAAACAGGAGCGCAGTAATGACTGATTTAAAAATTGATCTTTCAGCCGCCCCGAGTGCCTCTTTCCAGTTAGAATCGGAAAAAGAACAGGCAACCGAGGCTCTCAAGAAAGATGCAGAAACCCCGAAAGATGCAGAAACCCTTCAAGATGCTTACGCAGAAAAACCTTTTCTGCGGCCAGAAAACATTGGCGAAAGCCTTTTAGAAAGACTGCCTTCACCTACTGGTTGGAGAATACTAATTCTTCCATACCGTGGCAAAGGTCAAACTGAGGGCGGAATTTACCTACCTGATCAAATGATGGAGCAACAGCACGTTTCGACGCAAGTCGGCTACGTTCTAAAGGTTGGTCCTCTCGCCTACAAAGACCCTGAAAAATTCCCGACAGGTCCGTGGTGCGAAGAAAAAGATTGGGTAATGTTTGCACGTTATGCCGGATCACGTTTTTCTATTGATGGGGGCGAAGTTCGGATTCTTAACGATGACGAAGTTTTAGCTAAAATTCTCAGTCCCGAAGACGTTTTGCATTTTTAAGGAGTAGAATATGAGTAAAGAAAATACCGTAGAGCTGGATGTATCTGGGGTAGACGACGTAGAAATTGAAGTAAGCGTTGATGAAGGTACCGAAGACAACATTGAATCTAGCGAAGATCAGTTTCAGAAAGCCGACACTTCTACGCAAAAGCGTATAGATCGACTTACTAAGAAAATGCGTGAAGCGGAGCGGCGTGAAAACGAGGCAATTACTTACGCTAAAAAAGTTAAAGCAGAAGCTGACACGATAAAGACTAGGATGTCTAATTTAGACACTCAGTACGTTAATGAGTACTCTACACGTGTTAACACTCAATCTGCCGCGGCAGAAGAAGCTTTATCTCGTGCTATGGAGATCGGTGATACTAGAGCCGCAGTTGAAGCTCAGAAAGCTTTAACAGGTTTGGCGATAGAAAATGACCGGGCTCAACAGGCTCGTATTCAGCAAGAGCGTTATCAGCGTCAAGTTGCCGCGCAACAACAGGCTCAACTGCAAGCGCCTATGCCGCAACAACAACCTCCGCCTAAACGGCCTGACCCCAAGGCGGAAGATTGGGCGGCAAAGAACGAGTGGTTTGGTCAAGACGAGGCTATGACTTATGCCGCGTTTGGAATTCACAAGCGACTTGTTGAAGAAGAACAGTTTGACCCTAAGTCAGATGAGTACTATACTGAATTAGATCAAAGAATTAAGGGAGAATTCCCTCATAAATTTGGTAAACAGAGAAGCCGTAACGCCCAGACGGTTGCATCTGCTTCTAGACAAACTACAGGGCGCAGTGGGAAAAGACAGGTTCGACTCACCCCGAGCCAAATTGCGATAGCAAAAAAATTGGGTGTGCCGCTTGAAGAATACGCGAAATACGTGAAGGAGACATAAAATGAGTGATAATACAGAAAAGTTTGATGCACCCATCAAAAGGGCTTCTCGCGCTAGTACAGAAAGGGGCACAAAGGCAGTGCGTAAGCCTTGGGCTCCCCCGTCAATGTTAGAGGCACCACCTGCCCCTGACGGATATAAGCATCGTTGGATTCGTGCTGAAACCAGAGGATTTAACGATAGCAAGAACGTCAGTGCTAAAATGAGGGAAGGTTGGGAGTTGGTCCGTAAGGACGAATACCCCGATTTTGAGTCCCCCGTTATGGACACAGGTAAATACGAAGGTGTTTTTGGAGTAGGCGGACTACTTCTTGCACGTATCCCCGAAGAAACTGTTGCCGAGCGAACTGCCTACTTTAATGGCAGAAACCGCGATCAGATGGAAGCAGTTGATTCAGATATGTTGCGAGAGAACGCACATTCATCCATGGCGATTTCAAAACCGGATCGTCAATCTCGTGTAACTTTTGGCGGCTCACGAAAGTGATAGCCGTTTACTTTTAGGAGAATACTTTTATGGCAAATTCAAATACTGCCTATGGTCTTCGCCCTGTTGGTCTAGTCGGAAGCGGTGCTAACTCTACTGGTGTAACCCAGTATGAAATCGCAAGCGACAACACTAATGCTATCTACCAATATGGTTTGGTTGTACCTTTAGCGGCAGGTGTTATTACCTTCGCTGGTGCTACCGACGGTGGAACCACACAAGCATTAGGTGTACTGACGGGCGTAGAATATGTTGATAGCGTAACAAAGAAGCCGACCTTTCTTAACTACTGGCCCGGTTCTGGCTCTGTGAGTGTAGATACTAACCACAAAGTTAAAGCTTTTGTTGCGGATGACCCCATGCAAATCTTCAAAGTGTCTTCAGACGCAACACTAACAAATGTAGCCACTGCACAAGCGGCTGTTTTTGCTAATGCTAGTCTGGGAACCTCTGCTAGAACGGGCGACTCAAATAATGGTGTTTCCAACTCTCAGTTGGGTGTAAGCACAATTGCAACTACGGCTACCCTGCCGTTAAGAATTGTGGGTATTATGGACGATCCGGGTAACGAAGACGTTACTGCGGCTGGTCTGCCGATGCTTGTTCGCATCAATGCTCATTTCAACTCACCTACTAGCCGTTTTGATTCGCAGACTAATGCGACCTCAACGGGCATTTAAGGGGGATATACCATGGCTATTTCTCGCGCACAATTAGCGAAAGAGCTTGAACCCGGCCTTAATGCCTTGTTCGGCTTGGAATACGACCGTTACGAAAACGAGCATTCGGAGATTTTTGAAGAAGAGTCTTCCGACCGTGCTTTTGAAGAAGAAGTAATGCTCGGTGGTTTCTCAACTGCACCCGTTAAAAATGAAGGCGGAAACGTCAGCTTTGACGATGCACAAGAGACTTACACTGCACGTTACTCTCACGAGACTATCGCACTTGCTTTCTCTATTACTGAAGAAGCAATTGAAGATAATCTTTATGATCGACTAGCATCACGCTATACCAAAGCTCTGGCACGTTCCATGGCTCAAACCAAGCAAATCAAAGCGGCATCTATCTTGAACAATGCGTTCTCGACAGGTTCTAGTGCGATTGGCGACGGTGCGGCCCTGTGTTCTGCTGCTCACCCATCTTTGTCAGGTAACCAGACTAATCTTCTGGCTACTCCGGCTGACCTCAACGAGACTTCTCTTGAGCAAATGCTGATTGACATTGCTGGTCTGACTGACGAGCGTGGTCTGAAGATCGCTGTACGTGGCATGAAGCTGATTATTCCGAAAGAACTGCAATTTATTGCAGAGCGCGTAATCAACTCTAACCTCCGCAGTGCAACCGCAGACAATGATAATAATGCAATGAAGAACATGGGAATGTTGCCGGAAGGCGCAGTGGTTAACCACTTCCTAACTGATTCAGATGCATACTTTATCAAGACTGATGCTCCAAACGGCTTCAAATACTTTAACCGTTCGCCTATCAAGACGGCAATGGAAGGAGACTTTGACACCGGCAATATGCGCTTTAAAGCCCGTGAAAGATACAGCTTCGGCGTATCTGATTGGCGCTCTGTGTTCGGTACTCCCGGCGCGGCGTAAGCCTATGTTGTTATGGAAGGGCGGCACTTGCCGCCCTTTCTTTTTTGCGGTATAGTAAAATTGAACACAAACCCTGACAGTCGTTTTTTCGACTGACATTTGCCAAGACAGGAGAAACACTCATGGCTAACACAACTTTTTCCGGTTCGGTCCGTTCTGAAAACGGATTTACCGATGTAACCAAAGGCGCGACCGGTGCTTTTACTACCAACTCTACCTATAGTAATGATGCTTCTGTTGGTGGCGACCTTACTGTAACAGGCGCTACAACTATAACGGGCGCGGTTAAAGCTAAACGCTCTGTAGTTAAAACTTGGGAAGCATCCACAGCAGTCTCAGCCACGTTAGCTATTGCTGACTCTGGTGCTATCGTGTTAATCCACGGCACTCTAGACAATGTTATTACCTTACCCGCCGCAGCTACTGCAACAGAAGGCGCGTATTTTGATTTCTTAGTAACCACTGCCGTAGGTTCTGGTAAAACAACTACCATTGTTATTCCTACTGTAACCGGCAGCACTTTCTTAGCCCAAACTCAACTAGCCGCAGGAACAGCCTCTAACGCTGTTATCACAAACGCAGGGGACACATTTACCTTTGTAGCGGGTTCGGGAATAGGCTCTAGATGCCGTATTACTTGTATTACTGCGGTAACTAGTGGCAAGCAGGTATGGATGGCAAGTTCTGTAGGAACGCCTATCTCTACAGTAGGGTAATTAGCTAAAGGAGCAATTTATGTCTGATGTTAAAGCGACATTTGTCTCTGCGGCAGTGGCAAGTGCAACGGCTATATCGACCGCGGCACAGGTAGCAAATAATGCCGCCCTTACTTTGACTGCTAGTCCGTATGTTACCGATGCGGCAAGAAAAATTACCATTACTTCGGGTGGCAATGATTCCGGCATTTCTTTTGACATTGTTGGATTAGATGAAACGGGTGCCGCGGCTTCTGAACGAGTTACTGGAGGAAATGCCGGTGCTGTAACCAGCACCGAGTACTATACTTCCGTTACTTCTATTACAGCAGTTGGTGATCCGGCAGGTACGGTGAGTGCGGGTACTTCAAATAACGTAGGAGTCCCGATGTTTGAGGGCCGTATGCGTTTAAGAGGTATGTACGCAGTCAATACTGCTACGGGCGGCACCATCAGCTTTAGAGAAGGTACCGTAGGCGGCACAATAAACATGCAGTTTAATACAGTTGGAAACGCAGACACCGCTGAATACCCGGACATACCGGATAACGGCATGTTGTTTGTTGGGGGAGGGTACATAACGTATTCTGCCGCTAATATGGCTTCCATAACCGTTTTCTTTGCATAAAAAGGTCTTTATATGGCTACTACAAAAGATGTTGAAAGACTTCCCAGTGGCCGTATAAAGTACCGCGGGGAGACTTTTCCGGGTTTTAATAAACCAAAAAAGACCCCTAAAAAATCTAAAAAAAGCGCCGTTTTAGCTAAAAAAGGCTCTGAAATCAAACTAGTTCGGTTTGGTGACCCCAACATGTCCATTAAAAAAGACCAGCCTGCCCGGAGAAGCAATTTTCGGGCTAGGCATAAGTGCGACACCGCAAAAGATAAGTTTTCAGCGCGTTACTGGAGTTGTAAAGCATGGTAAGCGCAGTTAACTTAGGAGCAGGATCGCCCAAATCAAACAAATGTGCCGTTATCCGCATGAAAAAAGGCGGTTCTGTAAAAAAGAAGTCTGGGGGAAAGATTTGTCCAGAGGGTAAAGCTTGGGCAAAGCGTACTTTTGACACGTATCCCTCGGCCTACGCTAATTTAGCGGCTTCTAAATACTGTAAAGACCCTAATTACGCCAAGAAATCTAAAGGCGGTAAAAGAAAAGGACGTTAACATGCCTCATTCTACAAAAGATTTAGATAAAGTTATTGCTGGTTTAAAAAAAGCGTCTAAGCTTCATGCAAGCCAAGCAAAAGTTTTGGAAAAAATAAAAAAAGACCAGAGCAAAGGCTATGAGAAAAAGAAACCTAAAAAGAAGTGAGAACATCTTGTGGGTGATTTAAAGAAGTGGGTTGACCAAGACTGGGTTAGGATAGGGTCTGATGGTAACATTAAAGGGTCTTGCGGGACTTCTAAAGACACTAAAAACCCGGATAGATGCTTGCCCCGTAGTAAAGCTCAGTCTTTGTCAAAATCAGAGCGAGCGGCAACTGCGCGGAAAAAGAAGGCATCTAATAAAAAAGTTGTAAAAAACACTAAAGCAGCAGAAGTGCAGAAAATGAGTAAAGGCGGCGTGATTGCAAGAGGTTGTGGTGCGGTCATGTCTAATCGTAGAAAAAGAACCCAAGGTTCTGTTGTAAAACTTTAACAAGGGGTAGGTATGCGTGGATCAACTAAGTACATGAAGAGCGGCGGTGCTGTTAAGAATAAAACAGCTAAGTACATGAAGAGCGGCGGTGCTGTTAAAACTAAAGCTAAAAAGAAAGAGTCAGGTATGACTGTTGCACAAGCGCGGTCGTTCTTGAAAGATAAAGGTTACAAAGTTGTAAAGACGTAGTGTCTTACCTAATTAGTAATATTCCGCACTTTAAGTGCTGGGTTAGGAAAGAATACACTTGTAACCATTTGCGTTATCAAGGCGAGTATTTACATGCACTAGCTATTGCCGTAAATACTATTCCAGACCGATCTTTAAGCTTTCAAGTTGTTTTTACAGGCTGTGAGAATGATGACGAAGAAATAGATGACGTTCATGGGGGTGCAATGTGGGCTAGAATGCCCCTACAGGCGTTGGTTGCCGATATTGTAATGCCAGAATGGCCTGAAGAAATGGCCGATCATTTGGCGCAACCGTGGGATTGCGAGTCCCGGGATCATTCTGTGATTACTATGGACCGCGTTAGTAGCAGTCCTTGGATAGCTAAGATAGACCACGAGTTTTACTCTGCTCGCTACATGTTTACTGTGGATTATACCGATCACCACATAGCGGATGATCCCGCACAGCATAAACAGAGTCATGTGATGTATATTACAGAACCCGGTCCTTGGTATGGTAATATAGTGGCATTACCAAACAACCGAGTTCGGGCAACTAGCCCAGCTTTGTGGAAGACAGGGCAGGGCGCACCAGATTTTTGCCCAAATCAGCGTGTTCATTCGGCTGAAGGGCATGAAAGTTATACAGACCCGTCTATTGTTTTTGATAATTTATATTCAGACAGTGACGGAGAATAACGAGGATAATTAAACATGGCAACCTCTAACAGCACTAATTTTGAGCTAGACGTTACCGAATATATTGAAGAAGCGTTTGAGCGTTGCGGCTTAGAGGTTCGTACAGGTTATGATCTCAAAACAGCAAAACGATCTTTAAACATCATGTTAGCCGAGTGGGCTAACCGGGGTTTAAATGCGTGGACTATTGAAGAAATTACAATGCCTCTGGCAACAGGGGTAGGTGTTTATCCTGCGGGCACGTTAACTATTTCAGTAGCGTCTTCCACTGGATATACCGTTGCCGAAACAATTACTGGCGGAACTAGCGGAGCAACAGCTACCGTAACAAGCGTACCGTCGGCCACAAGTCTAGCCATTACAATACCAGAAGGTACTTTCAGCCTTAGTGAAACACTTACAGGCGGAACTAGCAGTACAGCGTCAACTGTATCGGCAGTCGTAGACTTTTCCAGCGTAAACTCTACTATTGATTTGTTGTCTGTGGTGGTCACTCGATCTGCAACTGACTTTAGTGTTGCTCGTTTAAGCAGAGATGGCTTTTTTAGTATCCCCAACAAGGCTACAACTGGAAGAGCTAACCAATACTTTATTGATCGGTTAGTAACACCTACTTTAAAAATTTGGCCGGTACCCGAAAATAACACTGATGTTATAAAATTTACTCGTTTAACTCGAATACAAGATGCCGACACTCCTACAAACACATTAGAAATACCTTTCCGTTTCTACCCTTGTTTAGCGGCAGGTCTGGCTTACTACCTCTCGGTAAAAAGAGCGCCGAATAAGGTACAGTTGCTAAAGACTATTTATGAAGAAGAGTTTGATCGCGCCATGATGGAAGACCGTGATCGCGCTTCTTTTAACATTACCCCAAGCTACATGTACTTTAGGTCTTAAAAATGGCTAAGTATGCTTCAGGTAAAAACGCTTACGCTATCTCAGATCGATCTGGAATGCGGTATCGCTATAAAGATATGCGTAAAGAGTGGAATGGCTCTTTAGTTGGTAAGGATGAGTTTGAGGCTAAACAGCCTCAACTAGGGCCTTTTAAGAAAGCCGTTGATCCGGAAGCTTTGCAGAACGCTAGACCAGAAACAAACTTAGAGTCCCAACGTAATATACAATACGGTTTTGACCCAGTTGGCTTTAGGGGAAATGAAAATTTAACACCAAATCCGTTGAGAGCAACGGGCGGTGTAGGACAGGTTAAGGTAACGGTATGAGCTTTACATACGCACAGCTAAAGACGGCGCTACAAGACTACACGGAAAACGATGAGACAAGCTTTGTCTCTAATCTTCCACTTTTTATACGTCAAGCCGAAGAGCGCATTTTAAAGAATGTCCAGTTATCATTGTTTAGAAAAAATGCTCAAGCGGCTTTAACTCAAGGTAACCCGTACATTAACTTACCGGAGGACTTTTTAGCGCCATTTTCTTTTACCATACAGCCTCCACTAGCGGACGGTTCTTTTTCAGACACTACTGGAAAAACTTTCTTGGACTACCGCGACGTAGACTTTGTTCAAGCTTATAACCCTACTCTTACGGTTACCGGTGCGCCTAAGTGTTATGCGATGTTTGACGTTGTTAATTTTATTGTTGGTCCCACTCCTGACACGAATTATTTTGTGGAACTTCATTACTTCTATAGACCGGATAGTTTGACTGCGGGCGCGGATTCGGGAACCACTTGGCTGAGTATAAATGCAGAGGTAGCCTTACTATATGGAAGTTTAGTAGAATGCTATACTTATATGAAGGGTGAAGCAGATATGGTGCAAGAATACCAGAAAAGATTCACTGAGGCGTTAACTTCCTTAAAGATGTTTGGTGAAGCTAAAGAAGTTACAGACGAGTACCGAACTGGAATGGTTATAAGGGCGAAGCAATGATTACAAACCCCGTAGTTATGAGCGAAGACTTTGGGATTACGGTTCAAACGTCGTCTAACCGAGGGTTTACCCCGGAAGAAATTGCCGAAAGGTGTGTAAATCACATTATAAATATCTCAGATGACGCTCCATCGGCTATTAAAGGGCAGGCTTTAGCATTTAGAGATCAAGTAAAGGCAGTGGTCACTTTTTATTTGCGAGAAGCGGTTAAAAGCGACAGAACAACCGTTTTTAACGAACTAAACAACGCGGGACAACCGCAACTTGCTGAATTAATCAGGAGATTATAATGGCTTTTAACGGAAACTTTATGTGTACAAGCTTTAAAACAGAGCTTTTAACGGGTACTCATAACTTTACTAACAGTAGCGGAAATGCTTTTAAACTGGCTTTGTACACAAACAGCGCCACTTTGAACGCGGCCACAACGGCTTATACGACTTCAAACGAAGTCGCTAATGGCAACGGATACACTACTGGCGGGGCGGCACTAACTAGCGTAACTCCTACCAGTTCAGGAACTACTGCTTTTTGTGATTTTTCGGACGTTACGTTTACCAGTAGCACGATTACGGCTAGAGGGGCGTTGATTTATAATGATACGCAAGGCGATAAGTCCGTTCTCGTGTTAGATTTTGGAGTCGATAAAGCGTCATCTTCTGGAGACTTTGTGATTGTGATGCCAGCGGCTGACGCTAGTAATGCTATTATACGGATAGCGTAATGACCAATGCGGTAACAGCTTTTGCTGGATGGAACTCCTCTACGCAAGGGTGGGGAGAGTCCACGTGGGGTAACAGTGTAATAGACACTGCTTTTAGTGCTACTTCTGCTTTAACCGGTGTCACAGTAATTTTTAATGCACAGTCCGCGCCGGTAGGACAAGTTGCTGTGGCACGGGTAACCGGTGTAACCGTAGAGGCGGGAACAGGCGTATCCGTTGCAGTTGCAGGACTTGGTGCTACCGCCCAATTAGGCACTGTATTGGTATGGGGGCGTATATCTCCCGCCGAAACAGCAACTTGGACCGAAATGGTAGTAAATTAATTAATTTTAGCTGAACCATCTTGAGGGTGATTTAAAATGGCTAGTACATATACAACTTTCTTAGGGCTTGAAAAGCCCGGTACGGGAGAACAATCCGGTACTTGGGGGGACACTACAAACACCAATATGGACATGCTAGATCAAGCGGTTGACGGGATTATTTCTGTTACATTGTCTGCTACAGGTTCAACAGGTTCCCCAAACTCTTTGCCTATTACAGACGGCGCTGTTTCTAACGGGCGTAACAAATATATTGAGTTTGTAGATGGCGGAGATATTGGCGGTACGGTCTACGTTGCTTTAACGCCAAATGATGCGGAAAAGGTGGTGTACTTCCGTAACAGCCTTTCAGGTTCACGCTCTATTCTTATGTTTCAAGGCACGTATAACGCCAGCAACGATTTTGAATTGTTGGCTGGAAAAGACTACGTACTTAAATTTAATGGTGGCGGCTCCGGAGCAACGGTCACAGACGTAAATGCTGACTTAACTGTTACTGCGCTTACTGCGACAACTTTAAACGCTACAACCTTTACGGCCTCTGGAGTAATTACAGGCTTAACTGTCGAAGCTACGGGAGATACAGCCGCTGGTGATAATGCGGCAATAGGCTACACTTCCGTAGAAGGGCTTATCCTTACAGGTCAAGGCTCAACCAACGATGTAACCATCAAGAATGACGCAGATGCAGATGTTATTGAGATTCCAACAGGTACAACCACTGTTAATTTTGCAGGTGCTGTAGATGTTGTTGGAGACTTAACTGCGGCTACATTTACGCCTGATGGAGACACTGCTTCAGGAGATGCGGCGGCAATAGGCTACACTTCCGTAGAAGGGCTTATCCTTACAGGTCAAGGCTCTACCAATGACGTTACTATTAAGAACGATGCTGATGCCGATGTTATTGAGATTCCTACTGGAACCGTTAACGTAACAGTTGCGGGAGACTTAGTCGCCGCAGGTACTTTAAAAGCAACGGGTGACACCGCCGCTGGAGACGGTGCCGCGCTAGGCTACACTTCCGTAGAAGGGCTTATCCTTACAGGTCAGGGTTCTACTAACGATGTAACGATTAAGAATGACGCAGATGCAGATGTACTAGAGATTCCCACTGGAACCGTTAACGTAACAGTTGCGGGAGACTTAGTCGCCGCGGGTACTTTAAAAGCAACGGGTGACACCGCCGCTGGAGACGGTGCCGCGCTAGGCTTTACCGCCGCAGAAGGCTTGATCCTTACAGGTCAGGGCTCTACCAACGATGTAACCATCAAGAATGACGCTGACGCAGATGTTATTGAAATACCGACAGGCACTGTTAACGTCACTATGGCAGGTACTGTTACTGCGGCAAGCACGTTAGTAGGTAGCGCAGGACTACACGTTAAGAACGGGGCTACTGGAGCAGGTTTTGTTCAGTTCTTTGAAGACAGCGATAACGGTACGAACAAAGTTACTCTTATTGGCCCCGCCTCTACTGCGGATGTTACGTTAACTCTACCTGCTGCTACAGACACGTTAGTGGGTAAAGCTACAACCGATACACTTACTAACAAGACGCTAACAACTCCTGTTTTGACAACTCCAGTTGCAAATGCGGGGGTACAGTTAAAGAACGGCGCGACAGGCGCAGGGTTTCTTGAGTTCTTTGAAGACAGCGACAACGGCACAAACAAAGTTACTCTTATTGGCCCCGCCTCTACTGCGGATATTACCTTAACGCTTCCAAGCTCCGCAGGCAGTAGCGGTCAGGCTATGGTCACTGACGGCAATGGCGTGTTATCGTTTGCGGCAGTAGGTGGCTTATATAACGACTGGGCAATCAAGACTGGAGCATACACACTGGTGTCGGGCGATCAGATTATTGTTAATGCTTCTGGAGCCACCACAATTACGGTTCCTGCATCTGCAAGCGCGGGAGACACAGTAACAGTTAAGGCCACGGGCGGCGGTACAGTGACTATTGGCCGTAACTCACAAAAGATTAATTCAACAGCGGCTGATGGCACTTTAACTACCGGCAAAAGCACTCAGCTTGTGTTTGTTAACAGCACAATCGGCTTTCTGCAACTTTAATTAGGAGATAAAAAATGGCAGTAATACTAGGTGTTGATTCAGTTCTTGAAACGATTATCCTCACAATATCACAAACTTTTACACCTCCATTAAACGGCACAGGTATTATCCATGTAATTGGTGCAGGAGCGGGGGGGTCAGGAAGACCAGCTACAAAGATAGCAGGTGGAGCAGGTGGGTATAGTCGTAAAGCAGTGACTTTTGCCACAGGCACAAACTGGACAATTGTGGTTGGTGCGGGTGGTAATGCAGGTCAGGATGTAGGTGTAAGTGCCGGAGGTAATTCCACAGCGGCAGACGGATCAACCAGTATGGCAGGGAATGGTGCGCCTACCACTGGAGCAGGTGGTACTGCAAGCGGGGGAGACGTTAATTTTACAGGTGGTACAGGTAGCCCCAGTAGCGCCTTAGCGGGCGGTGGAGGAGCAGTTGGTGTATTTGCTAACGGAGCTACTTCCGCGTCACCATCAGGTGGTCAAACGACTGACGCTAATGGAGGAGCTGATAGCCCTTTAGTTTTAGGGCTAGGTCAACTTATTGGTGGGGTAGGAGGGGGGTACGGTGCTAACGGCGGCTTTTTGTCTGGAGGAGGGAACAATTCAACCCAGCAAGCTAATGAACATATCTCTGGTGGAAAAGGCGGCATAGGCGGTGGTGGTGGAATGGGGTCTCACGGGGCTACTAGCTCGACTGGCATATATGGGGTAGGCGGTGATGGCGGTGATGGCCTTGTAGTTATTCAATACTTGACGGTAACGTAAGGAGATATGAAATGAAATTTAATATTAAAGATGCTGATGGAAATGTTACAAATACCATTAAAGCTGACGCTGAGTTTGTTGAATCTAACTTTGAACACTATGAACTGTATGTTAAACCTACGCCTGCCGAGCTTACAGCAGAGGAGACTGCTCGTATATGGCGTGACATGGAACTATCTGCTACCGACAAAGCCGCGCAAACTCCAGATTGGCCGAATCGAGCCAACATCCTGACGCATAGGACAGTATTGCGTGACTGGCCAGCTACTTCAGATTTTCCCGAAACACGCCCAGTTTTAGGAGAGTAGCCGCAAGCTAATGATTCTGGCTTTCATGTTGGTAGTTACCGTAAATGGTGATATAGACCCGAAAGCCACATCCTATTGGTTTAGCCTGACTAGATGCAGGTATTTTGCCGAAGAACTAACTGTTCAGGGAACATACCAAAAGTACCACACGCCAGTAATGGCTTATTGCGTTCCAAAA